GCCTGCCTCCCGCCGCGGGAGTCCGACCGACCGCCCAGCGGGTTCTGCGGCCCGCTGACGAAGTATCCGCGAGCGTCGGCGGGGTTGCCGACGGTGAGGCGGTTGCCCCACAGCGTGATGCGCGCGGGCGCGCTTGCTGCGTCCTGCACATAAACATAGTTCGCAACAGTAGTAGATGTCGCGCTGTAGTCGGTTAGCGTTATGCGATACCGCCACCATCCTTCTGCGCCGATCTGCTGCTGGTCAACATTATCAGCCAGCGTATACCCAGGACCGGATGTCGCATAGACACTGATGCCATTAGCGCCGCCCGCCTGATTGAGGCCGACCCTCACGCGCTCCGTCCCAACCGAGCCAGCGTTCATGTACATATACAGGTTGCCTTGGGTCGTCCACTTAGCATTCGAATGGTTGACCCATATCTCCCAGGTCCATGTGCCGCCTGTCGTAGGGATCGGCTGGTTCTGGGTATACAGCGCCGAGTTCGAAGTGTCGTCGCGCTGCTGCTGCCAAGCCGAGAGCGTTCCGTCTGGAGCGGGCAGCGCACTACGCTCCAATGTAGACACGGGGTCTATGTACCAGTCGCCAATGTTCGGTAGAGGGTGCCAGTTCTTCCCCCTCGCCACCCAGTCGCCGTAGCGGAGGGCGGGGGACCAGAGGGTGTAGACATCACCGTTGGACGAGTAGATCGGCCACCAGTTGAGGCTCGTCACCGTTGAATCGAAGATGTGGATGACGATGCTGACCTTGAACCAGCCTGTGTTGCCAATCTTCTCGATGCTCACATCGCGCTCTGCCGTGCGCGGCTCTGCGCCAGTAGTCGTGGCGCTGTAGGACGAGATCGAGAGGTTGCCGCCCGAGTAGTTGTAGACCGGGACACGGCTCTCGCCGCTGCACCATAGGTTGCTGCGGAAGGTGCCATAGAGATCGCTGGACGGCAGGTGGATGTAGAACGATGCCGTCCAGGTCCCGGCGCTGATCCAGTAGCTGTCGGAGGAGCTAACGATACCGTTGACGCGGACATGATCGCCGCTCCCGGAGCCGCCATAGTTGAAGTCAACGGTCTGCGCGGTCAGCGTTCCATCGGGAGCCGCTATCGGGCTTGCTGCAACCGTCGCAGTCGCGGGTATCCCGTAATTGTTGAAGTCGGTGTAGTCAGTGCTTCCCGCCTTGAGCAAGTTCTCCACGCCATCATCGACCGTCAGGAGTTGCTGCCCGGTGATGTGGTTGCCCTGGTAGAAGTACCTCTCCCAGTAAGTCGCCTCCGCGTACTTGTAGTGATTGAGGTTGAGGTTGCCGCCGAGTCCGCTGTAGTCCGCCACTCGGAAACTGATCTTCCACCAATCCGTTCCCGCGATGTTCTCGTAGCGGAAGCTGTTTGCTGCGGTATACGCAGGTCCCGTCGAGGCCCCAGTGAAGCTGTTGAGCGTTACTCCGCTGCTAGCTAGAGCGTAGTTGACTTGTATGCGATTGGCGGTGCTACTCGCATATAGATCCACAAAGTAGGTGCGCGATGTCGTCTCGGCGAGCTGATACACGACATAGGTGTACTCCTGGCCGGAGTCGATGGCCGCGTTTGGGTTCCCTGGATAGGTGCCCCTGTTGAGGAAGTATCGGAAGTAGGAACCGAACCCGCCACTTGAGGTCTTCGCGGTATACGAACCGTCTGGTGCCGCAACCGTGCTTGTGACCGTAGTGTGGCCGCCCCAATTAGCTGCGATCTGATCGACCCCGAGATCGGTTAGAAGCTCTCGGCTAAACACATTCGAGAACGCCACGGTCGCCTGCTCGGTGATCTGGGGCACGCTGCTGTCCCCAACCTCGAGCACCGTCTTCACTCCATCACCGACCTCGCTGTCGATGTAGAACGAATACTGCGCCGTGTCGCCGGCCTCGATCGACGCAGCTCCGGGCTCCGCCCACGACTCGTCCGCGAGCTCCGTGCTGTTGTCCCACTCGATCTTGTCCGCAGTCGTCGTTCCGTCAGGCGCGACATACTGATCGCTCGTCGCCGTCGGCGCAGGGTTCGAGTCGTCCGTACCGACGATCCAGTCACCGAAGTCCAGGTAGTCCGGGGCCAGCAGGTTCGACGCATCGCGCAGCCGGTGCCAGACACCAGCCGTCGTGTCGCTGAACAAGACCTCGCAGTCGTACTGACCACCCAGCGTCGTCGAGCTCGCGCCGTCGATCGTTCCGCCGCCGGCCACGACGACCGACACCGTAGAGGTCCCAGCCGTCGTGCGCTTCAAGACCAGGCGCACATTCTGATACCGCTCGTCGCTCGAGGGATCCGGCAGCGTGATCGTCATGTGATCCGCCGGGGCCACAAGGATGTAGCGACCGAGGTCCGGATCGACAGTCGCCGAGGCGGTCAGGGTCTGGATGCTCACGCTATCGAACGCATCGTTCAGCAGCGACCTCGACGCCGACACCAGGGTCGTCGAGGCAATCGCAGGGTGTCCCGGATGCGTCGGCATCAGGCCGTGAGCTCCCCGCTCTTGAGTCGGTTGTACCAGCCCGTCACATGGAGACGACCGATGTCCGCCGTCGCGACATGGGCCGCGATCGTGTAGGTCGATCCGGTGATGAACCGGACCCGCTCGCCGTGCAGCACCTCGACCGTCGTGTACCTCGGGATCTCGAGCGTCAGCGTCGCGTTGTCGATCGAGGGCTTGCTCGTCTCGTCCTCCGGGTTGATGACGAGGTTGAGGACCACCGCGCTGCTGTACCCGTTGTGGATCTTGATGTGAACGCTGTCGATCACATCGTCTTGGGTCATCACATGGAGCGGCGTCACATCCGAGGCCGTCGTGAAGTCGGCGTTGATGTGGATCGGGCGACCCTTCACGGACTCGGAGAGGATCTCCGTCCGCAGCTCTTGGTTCTGGAGGCTCATTGGAACATCTCGTGCAGGATGAACTCACGCATCGGCGTCTGGTCCTCGAGGCTCATGCGCGGCGGCGTGACCCGAGTGTGGAACTTGAGGATCCGGACATTCTGGTTCGCGTGGTGACGACGGACTCGCAGCCTGAACTGGATGTCCACGAAGCTGTAGATGCTCGGAGTGTAGTCTCGCCAGCTCCCCCATCCAGAGCTCGTGCCGTCCCGGTTGACCCGGAACTGGATCTCGAGCTCCGGGTTCGACGGCTCGGCAGGCACCGTGCTCCGAGGACCCTCCCAGGTCCAACGGTCGTAGAGCAGGTCCCCGTAGGCCCAGGTCGCGTCGCCCCAGGTTTCCTGGTTCTCGGCGTAGGCTTCGACCCACGCCTCGACGAAGTGCCGGCGCGGCTGGCGGAACTGCTCGAGGGTCAGGATCGCGCCCTGGTCCCGCTCGCTGGTGTACGCCGTCTCCCAGGTCAGGGAGGTCGAGGCTGCCGTGTAGACGAGCTCGCCGTCGGCGTTCTCCTCGAACTCCGGCCCGATGAGCGCCGAGCCGGGGGTCGGCACCGCCGGCTCCCAGCCGTTCGCGTCGTAGTCCTCCCACGCCTGGTCCGGAGCCGTACCGTCGAAGGGCAGGGTGTCGCCGTCCACGGTCGGGTTGAAGGTCAGCGTCGCCGGCACGCCGTAGTGACCGACGCTGTTCATGGCCGCGAAGCGCAGCACCGGAGATCCGAGGGTCGAGCCAGCCCAGTCGTAGGTCGGCCCGACACGGCGCGTTCCGGCCCGCTGGCGGGCTTCCTCGCGGAAGACCTGCTGCCCGAGGATCCAGCCGCCGCCGCGCCGGCACTCGACGGACAGGAGGTCGTCGCCCGTCACCGCGTAGCCGTAGATCGCCTGGTTCTCTGCGATCACCGCAGCGACATCGGTAGGCGTCTCGGGCGGGGCCGTCAGGCCACGGAGCTGCGCCGTGTAGACCAGCGAGGTCCCAGGAGCCCGACGCCGGCCCTTGATCGTGACGCTCTGGGCGCAGAGCTCGATGGTGTCTGCCGTCGTGCCCTGGGGCAGCGTGACCGTCGCCTGGGTGTCGAGGCCCGTCGTGCTGCCGGCGTACTGCCAGCCGCCCTCGAGTCCCTCCTTCGGACGCCAGAAGATCTCCGTCCTGCCGATGAAGGGCTTGGACGGGCGGTCGTACTCGAGCCCGATGTAGAGCGTGGCGACATACTGGCCGGGGCCACGGCGGACCCAGACATCGCGCAGCCCCGTGATCGTCGTCGATCCGGGCAGCATGTCCTCGTTGCCGCCGGCCTCGAGCAGCGGAGGCAGGTCGTTGTCGCCGCCCTTGTACCGGAGCAGGTTCGAGTCGGACTCGGCGGTCGCCGTGTCCTCGAAGATCAGCGCGTTGTATTCGATCCAGTCGCACTCCCGCGTCAGGTCCTGGTTGACCTTCGTGCTCAGGATCTCGACCACGAGCTCGTCGCCGCTCTTGCAGACGAGCCAAGAGCAGTCCTCCTGGGTGAAGGTGCCCATGCCCGCAGTCGTGACGATCAGGTCGCCAGGGCTGTAGCTGCCCGCACCGCAGAGCGTCGCGTCGATGGTGCCCTCGCCGAGCTTCTCCCGGAAGTCGCGGATGTAGACCTTGTGGGCTCCGCTCGCGATCGTGAGCTCGCGGTCGAGGGCGATGGTCCTCGTGCCCGCCACGCCGACGCCAGCAGCAGCCCAGCGCCCGTAGCTCAGGTGGCAGCCCCAAACCTCGATAGTGCCCGTCGCTGCTGCGCTCGAGCCGCTCACATCGGAGGCCGGGAAGATCCGCACGATCGGAGCAGCGCCACCGTCCGTGGCGACATGGTAGGCAGAGACGGTGATGCGCCTCCAGCCCGACGCGCCGAACCGCTGGATGTGGATGGACCGGCGCTTCTCAGGCATCGTCGCCGTGGCGTACACCGAGGCGGTGCCCGTGCTCCAGTCCACGAGGTACGACGCCGTGCCGCCCGGCAGGATCAGGGCGAACAGCGTCTTGGCAGCGGTGCCCGGCTTGACCCAGATCCCGTAACTCACCCAGTCGGTGTTCAGATCCGTCGTGTCGCCGGCCTGCTCGATGTAGTTGTGCGCCGAGTTCGTGTCGTTCAGCGTGTCGGCTTCCGTCGCCGTGCCGAACGGGTTGCTCGCCGTGTTCGCCGTGACCGTGAGGCCGGCGCTCTTGGTCCAAGACCCGGTGTTGAAGGCGCTGTTGTCCGACAGCATCTCGGCCATGTAGCCGGCGTTCGCGTAGGACGCACGGATGACCCGACCGCCGGTGCCTCGAGGGATGAGGTCGTGCCCGAGGCGCACGAGGTCGCCAGGTTCGTAGGGCAGGCCCTCGGCACCGAGGGTGAACTGGCCGCTGCGCTTGAGCAGCCGGTTGATGTTGAGCTCGAAGAGCGCCTGACGCTGGGCCTGGCCCCTCGAGGTGATGCCGATGTAGTTCCTCGACTCCTTCCGCACCTCGTCGAGGCTCGCCGCGTTCGTGATGTTCGGGTCGAGGACCGTCACGGGCGACAGCTCGTAGTCCTGGTCCCGGTCGGCGATCGTCACATCGAGGGCGTTGGCCTTCTGGCTCCCGTCGGTGTAGCTGATCCGGAAGCTGTCCTTGACGATCGACGCGCTCGTCAGCACGCCGACCGGGGTCCGAGGGTACTGGTACTTCCAGCGGACCTTCGTGCCCTCGCGGATCGGGATGGCTCGCCCGACGCCAGCGACCTCGAGGATCGCGTCCCAGGCAGACTGCTCCCGGTCGAAGACGCCGTTGAACTCGTGGCGCTTCTCGCCGAGCTCGAGGATCGCGCCGGTCACGGTCGCCGTGGGCTTCGCAGCGAGGAGCCACTGGCCGCTGGTCCACGGGTCGCTCTCGTCGAGGCGGTCCCAGTAGCACTGGAAGGCCCAGTAGTCCACGCCCGCCGCGCTGAGTTCGTCGATGCGCCAGATCTCGTAGCCGCCGCCGGTGCTCGAGCCGACAGCGCCCTGGTTGATGTCGCTGCCCGCTGACGGGACGACATAGCCGTGGGCGCGGATGTACGAGCCGACCTGCCAGTCCGGAGGCAGCGTCGTGTCGCTGCTGCTCTTCTTGATCGCGAAGGTGATGCCGCCGCGAGGATCGCCGGTCACGGGATCCGCGAGGCTGTTGTCGAAGAAGACATCCTCGACGGAGAGCTGCTGCCCGCCGCAGGTGAACTGCCTCGAGCCAGCATAGACAAGCTCGTCGCAGTATTCGGCCCAAGCGTAGAGCGACGGGCTCAGGCAGTCCTCGATCGCGTAGGTCGCGCCCAGGCCCCATCGCTTGTCGGTCAGGATGCCGAGGCAGATCCAGGCGGGGTTCGTCGAGTATTCGGTCGAGATCGTCGGGCTGACCGTGCTGACGCCATCCCAGACCGGGACCAGCAGGCCCTCGATCAGAGCCGTGATGCTCGGCAGCGAGCCGCTGAGCTGCTCCGTCGCGCCGGCCTGGATCGACAGGATCGGGCTGTTGGGATAGACGAGCTCGTTCTCGGTGACGGCCTGGAGCTCGACGAACTTCACATCGTCGTAGGTGTTCGTGTTCTCCGAGTCGGAGTTGATCCTCACGACCTCGACGCGGTAGCGGCTGCGCTTCGCGGTCGGCAGGGTCTGCGAGTCGTCGATCACATGGCCGTCTTCGGTGCCAGCCGTCGAGGCTCCTCCCAAGGACCACGCGGTCATCCACGGCGTGTAGCCCGTGTTCGTCGCTTGGTTCGGCCCGGTGTCGAAGGTCGCCGCCGATCCGACATGCTTGCCGGCGACATAAGCGACGGTGCCCTGGCCACCGTTGTATTGCGCCAGGATCTGCGAGTTGTTGAGCATTCCGTTGCTCTGATCTTCTCGACCATAGACGATCATCTGGTCGAAGAGATTGTCGGGCGCGGCGCTGTCCCCGATGATGTGGTTCGGGGATCCGATGTAGCCGGTGCTCGTCGAGATCGTCGGCGACCCCGGCACATTGTCGCCGGAGCTGTAGACCAGTGCCCCATTCAGCCACGCAGCGGTGTTGTAGGAGTTGTCGGCGCTGGGGCGAACAGCGACATGCGACCACTCGTCAGCGGGCAGAGCGCCGAGAGTCACCGAGGTCGTCCCGAACTGATAGACCGTGCCAGTTCGGATCCGGTAGATGAGCTTGAGCTCGCCGCCATCACGAGTCACGCCCCACCAGTTCTGATTGCCGACCAATGCCGATGCTGGTGCAGAGATCCCGTAGTTCGGAGAGCGATACAGGAACCCATCCGCAGTCGGCTTGACCCAGAACATATAGGTCAGCTTCTGCTGGAAGCCCTGCCCGTCGGTCGCGGTCGCGTAGCCCTTGAGCGCCTTGCCCGGCGTGTAGTGCTCGTAGGTCTGCGGGTCGTAGAACGGGAGCGGAGCCTCAAGGTAGAACGGCTCGGTGCTCTTCGCGCTCGTCAGCGCACGCGGAGGCAGGCGCACCCAGCCATCCCCGTACTCGCCGCCCGTGACGATCGGAGAGCCCAGCGCGTCGAGCTCGCGGTAGCGGATCTGGTAGGCGTAGTAGCTCGGGTCGTAGCTGCCGGTGCTCGAGTTCTGACGGAACAGGCCGCGCTCGAAGTAGAGGCGGGCGACAGCGGAGTCCACCGCCAGGGCCGTAATGTCGATCGCCTCGCCGTAGCTGGACCAGTAGGCGTCGTTCGTCGTGTCGTACCAGCTCGTGAAGCTGTAGCCCGTTGCGTAGCTGTTGTTCGATGCGCTGGTGGTCGTCGGAGCGGTAAGCAGGAAGTCCGCCGGGTATCCGGTGCGGACAGCCTCGAACCCAGGGACGACATCCTGCTCGTTCGAGCCGAGGCGAACCCAGCCCTCGATGCCGTCGTAGTTGTCGGCAGCGTTGCCGTTGATGTAGATCGACGGAGGCACCGCCTCGCCGAGCTCCGAACCGAATGGCGTCGCTGCCGGCGTGTCGAGAGTGATGCCGCTGATCGACTTGATCGGACCCTCGCCGAAGGAGAGCTGCTGGTAGATCGTCGAGACTTCCGGGATGCCGATGCTGCGGATGTATTCGTTGACGACATTCCCGCCGTAGCGCACCTTCCCGAAGATGAGCGGCATCGGGATGCCTTCGGCCCTCGAGGAGTAGATCCCGTCGAAGTTGTAGAGCGGCGAGCTCCGGTCGCCGAGCTCCGGGTTGTCTCGCGTCTTCGGCCCGAACAGCAGCATCGCCGCCTTGCCGACGGCATAGGCTCCGAAGATCAGGGCGATGGTCTGGATGAATGTGACGAGAGTCAGATCCTCGGGCAGCAGGACGAAGCCCACCGTGCCGTGATCGCAGAGCGTGTCGCCCCAGTCCTCGAAGGCCACGGGCACGCCGTTGACCAGAGCCGACACCCCGTACTCGCGCCGGAGGTCGTCGGGCACGAGCTCGAGCAGCGTGGCCGGCTCTGCCTCGTAGACCTCGCGCTCGCCGAGGTTGAACGGATCACGGACAACGACGACCTGGATCACCGGGCTTCCTCCTGGAGACGGTAGACAGCCTGCGCGAAGGCCAGGCGGTTCGTCGGCGTCGAGAAGACGCCGATCTGGGATCCGGCGCTCAGGGCGAGCTGGTGCTTCTCATCGACAACGACCGAGACATGCGAACCGCTGCAACCTCGAGACAGCACGACATCGCCGAAGAGCAGGCGCTTCGTGACGCGGCCCTCGGGACAGGACTGGACCTGATCCCACGGGTGCATCTTCGGATCGCCCAGGACATTCGTGATGTAGAGCGACGCCTCGTTCTCCTTGCTCGGCAGGAACCGCGTGCTCCATCCTGCGCGGCGGAAGACCTCGCGCACGATGCCCGCGCAGTTGAAGGTGCTCGGCCCGTCGGCGTCGTACTCGTAGGGCGCGCCGATCAGGTCCTGGTAGTCAATGGTCATCGACGCCCCCCTCGAGGAATCCCTGGGAATCCGCCGAACCTCGCCGGGTGCTGACGCTCCAGACCGTTTGCTACCTCGTCGTCCCCTCTCTCTTCGCACGCCTCGAGCGTGTAGGTGCAGTCGTTGAAGCTCCCGAGGTTGATGTTGTACCCGCACTCGAGACTTCCGAAAATCCAACGACACCTTCTCCTTGAGTAGAGGAACCTGGGCAGCCTCGCCCGGAACAGGTTGTAGGCAGAGAGCTCGACGGTCACGACCTCGTGGTTCATCGTCGCAGCGATGATCCGGGCCTCCTCGATCACCGCCGCGTTGCCGTCGTCGAGCGCACGGCTGCTAACGATGATGACCTTCGCCCTCATGTTGATGAGGCCGTCGTTGTCGTCGATCACCGAGGTCAGCCAGTACGCGCCTCCGGTGGCGAGGCTGACCTTGATCGTCGGCAGACCGCCCTCGCCGTCCTGGTCGATGCCGCTGTGGGCGATAGGCGCGGGATAGTAGACCAGCGGGTCGCCGCTCTCATCCTCGCCGAACTCGACCTTCTCAGGGTAGTTGGTCAGGCGATACCGCTCGCCGGTCGGCACCTCGAACTCGAAGAGCCAGATGAACGGGTCCTCGGACTCGAGCTGGTTCTTGTGCTCCGTCGTCAGGTTGTCGAGGTTCTTCACCGCGTCGTCTCCTACGGGTTGAAGGTGGAAGCGTCGAAGACCTCGACGAGCTCGAAGCGGAAGTCCTCGGCACCGCTGCCCACCGCCGTCCGCATCTTACTGGCGAAGGTCGGCGACGCGAAGCGCACCGCGACCGTCTCGCCCGTCGCCTTGTAGGTCCAGTCGAACGGGATCTCGCTGCCCTTGTGGGCCTCGAAGAACTCAAGCAGGCTCTTCCGGTCGGCGTGCGTCGCCGCGAGGGCCTGGACCTTCCAGACCCGACGCTTCTTCCGGAAGACGGGCATCGTCTGCCGGTGCCCGGTGTCGAACTCGATGTCCGCGATCTGGAAGTCGTGCATCTCGTCGACCGGCCACGACAGTGGCAGCTCGAGGGTTCCGGTCTTTCCCTGCGTCTCCGGGTCCAGCGGCACCGTCGCCTGCTCGTTGCCGTCCTGGTCGTCGGGCGGATCCGACGGGGGCTCGTCGGTGAAGCTGTCCACCGTCATCAGGCCCGACGCGTTGAAGGTTTCGACCATCGCGTACATGCCGAAGAGCAGCCCGTTCGAGGTCGCGTCGCTGCGCCGGTCGAAGAGCCAGTCGTCCTCGACCGCCAGCCCGTTGATCGAGGCCGCGACAGGCGTGACCGCCGAGCCGTCGATGTAGAACTTCAATGCGACATCCCCGCCCTCGCCGAAGGCGTCGGTGTCGAAGTTCCGGACCTCGACGGCGAAGGTGAACTGGGTGCCCAGGGCCAGGCCCGAGAGCGTCCGGCTGGCGATCAGGGTCGCCGCGTAGTTCGTCGCCGCGCTGCCGTTGTGGTGGTAGACCTTGAGCCGGAAGGTGTCGGTCGCGCCCCCGACATGCTCGTATTCGATGTAGGCCCTGTATCCGGCCCTGTAGCGGCTCTCGATCGTGGACTCGGAGGTCGAGCCGTCCAGACGCGCCAGGGTCGCCACAGAGCCTCTCAGGTGCATTCCCAGGGCTCGTGTCTCACGGGGCGCGGTGGCCGTGCTCAGGAAGGTCGCCGTGACCTTCTTGTGCTGCTGCGGCGAGCTCGCCGGGCACTGCGAGAAGTACCAGCCGTAGCGCTGCTGGGTGCCGCCGTAGACCCCGGTCGGGTCGATCCCGAGCACCAGGCGGTCGTTGCCCGAATCGGCAAGGAGGTGCCCGCGATGCGTGCTCGCGGCGAAGCTGTGGCAGCCCATCATGTCGCCGGTGTAGGCGGCAGCGAGGGTCCGGCTGTCGAGGCTCGAGGACCAGACCGTCGTGTTCGTGTCCTCGTCCGTGTGGACATTCTGGAACGGAGCGCCGAACAGGCCGCGCTGCCAGAGCTCGCGGAGGTGCAGGGTCGAGCCGGCAGCGTCCCGGATCCGCAGCGACTTGAGCTGCGTCACGACTTGGGTCGTCTGGCCGTTGAGGTTTGTGTATTCGTAGGGAGCCGCGCCGACAGCGCCCCAGCGCCCAGCCGCCGTGATCGGGGAGCTCGAGTCGCTGTGGTCGAAGACCAGCGTCTCCTCGAAGCTCTGGCCCACGAGCACCGGCCCGGAGTTGATGATCTTCCGGTAGCACTGGATCCGCGTCGGGCTCGAGCCCGTGATGACCATCCGCATCCTGCGCGGCTGGCCGGCGTCCGTGACCCCAGGCCGGAAGTTCTCGAAGTCCGACAGCGGCGAGTCCTCGAGGACCGTCACCGTGCCGCCGCTGACCTTGTAGAGCACCAGGCCGGCGTCCTCGCCAGCCTTCTTCACCTGCATGAAGTAGTAGCCGTCGGGCACCGAGTGGTACTCATCGACAGCCGTCGCACCGCCAGGCGTCGTCAGCGTGCCGCCCGAGACTCGACCGCAGACGCCGACGCAGTGGAACGCCTCGTAGTCGAGCCCGCCGCTCTGCTCGTACATCGCGGGCAGGATCATCACCTCGCCGTCGGCAATGTAGGTCTCCCGCTCGACGAACGCCGAGACATCGTTGCCGGCGCTGCTCGCCCCGAAGGGCATGAAGGCCGCGCCGAATGACGGGCCGCTGTATTGGTAGCCGAAGAACTGGTACTTCGGCAGACGCGGCTCGCCGCCCTCCGGGGCCGGCACGAGGTCGTAGTCCGTCAGCGTCGTGGCCCAGGGCTTGACCCGCAGATACCGACGCACGCCCGTCCCGTAGGCGGTCGCGCCTTCGGTGAAGGTGTCGTCGAGGGGCCAGACCTGGTTCATCGGCGCGACGCTCCTCGGACGCCCTCGAGCAGCGTCCTGTCGGATCCCTCACGCAGCGCCCCGGCGATCTCCTTGCGGATCAGCGGCATCTGCGCGAGCACGACATCGGCAGCGCCTCGAGGGTCGAGGCTCTGGACCGACAGGTTGACGGTCACTTCCTGAGCACCGCCGTCCATCTTGACCGGGATCCGGGCTCCGTCGGGCAGCGGGACGAACGCCTCCGCGCCACGACCTTCGCCGAAGACCGCGAGCTGCGGAGTCCGAGCGATGCCGCCCGTGGCGTACTGCTGGACCGGCAGATCCATCGCGCCCGGCATGATGCCGCCCTTGGCGAAGGCCCGGATCGTGTCCTCACGCCGGCCCGGCATGATGCCGCCCTTGGCGAAGGCGTGGAGCTCGCTGCCGACATCCTCGAGCAGTCCGCCCTTGGCGAACATCTTGAGCTCGTCGGCGTGCGCCTTCATCGTCCGCTCGCCCTTCATCACGCCGCCCTTCTCGAAGTAGAAGGTGCCGTTCGTACCACCGTCGCCCTTCGTGACGCCGGGCGCATCGCCGGAGGCCATCGAACCGACGCCCGTGAAGACGCCGCCCTTTGCCGCTCCGGGTGCGCCAAGTCCGAGGAAGGATCCGAATGCGGTTCCGCCGAACAGCAGCGTGAGGCTCTTGAGGACCAGCGCCTGGACGATCATCTGCGCGATGCCCTGGAGGAAGGCGTCGCGGAAGTCGGCGAAGCTCGCCTCGCTGTCCACGAAGCTCCGAGATAGGCCCGCAACGAGTTGCTGGAACTGCTGCTCGAGGCCGAGCTGTAGCTGCACCGCGATGGCCTGGTCGCCGAGAGCCTCGCCGAAGGCGCGGACAGCATCCTCCTTGGCCTTGGCGTTCTCAGCCGCCTTCTTGTCGCGCTCCTCGAGCTTGCCGAGGAGATCGAGCTCCTGTTGCAGGAGAGTCTGGCTCTCGCGGCTTGCGTTCGCCCGCTCGATGGCCGCCTCGCGCAAGCTGTCGTAGTAGTCCGTGACCTTGGCCTCGGCCTCGTCAAAGGTGCCGGCCAGGATCGCGTTGAGGGTCTGCACCTCCTCGGTCTGCTCGCTGATGTCGAGGAACCCCAGCAGCGGATCCTTGGCAGGCACGAAGTCCTCCGCAGCCTTGGCGAGCGCACGGTTGAACGCCAGCCCAGCCTTAGCGCCGGCGGCGGATGCAGACTGCTCGATGGCCGGGTCATTGAGGTTAGCCGAAATAGCAGCCAGCAACTCGCCACGAGCAGCCGTATCGTTCGTCGCCTCGATCAGCGCCAGCAGCGGATCAGTCGCGGGATCATAGGCTTCGAGCTCGCGGTCGAGGTTCTCCAGGATTGGATCGACAGCGATGCTGAAGTTGGGATCGACCCGGAAGAAGTCCGACACCCTGAGCTCGATCTTTCGACCCTCGCCCTCGAAGGCTTCGCCAGCAGCGCGACCGATGTCGCCGACTGCTCGAACCACATCCTCTCGCGCCTGCTCGAGGGCTTGAATCCCACGGTCGAGGCCAGTCAGCTCGTCGAGCCGGATGAATGCCGCGTCGAGATCGAGGATGCCGCTCTCCGCTTTCCGCGCAGCATCAGCCAGCGCATTACGCAGAGCATCGGCATCGACGCCCGATACGAGCTCCTGCCAGATCAGGCGGATCTTGTTCGGATCGACATCCTCTGCGAACCGGACGATGTTGCCGGCCTCGAGGCTGATGTCGATGCCGCGCTTTCTCAGGAAGTCGACATAGCCGTCCAGGCTGAATCCGATCACCTCCCGCAGCAGACCGAGCTCGTTGGCGACTTCGAGGCGTGCCTGCGTCAGGTCAATGCCTTCGAGCGGTGCCTCGACAGCGCGGACGAAGGACTCAACGGACAGGGCCGTCGATCCGTCGTCGATCAGGCGCTGGGCCTGCTCCGTGATGTCCTCGAAGGGCTTGCTGCGGAGCTTGACCGCCAGCAGCGCAGACCCTCGCTCGAGGCTCTCGCCGAAGTTGCCGATCAGCGCATCGCCGATCGTGCTACCGATCTGCCCAGCCAGGCGCACGAGCGCCTCCGCGCCGGCGACCAGGACAGCAGGCACCTCCGCCAGGGCACGGCGGAAGGCTTCGGCGTACTGCGGCGTCTTCTCAAGCTCTCCTCGGAACGCAGACACGAGGCGATCTGCACCGCCGAAGTTGTCCACGAACTCCTTGGCGGTCGTAGCGATGCCACCGAGAGCTCGAATGAAGAGCCCCGTGACCTGCGACGCGCCGGCGAAGCCGACCTTGATGAGCTCGACGACGCCATCGACGCCACCGAGCTCCTCGAGCACATCCCGCGTCGCAGCGACGAGCTCCTGGCCGAAGACGACCTCAAGGTCTTTGGCCGCGCCACGGATGCCCTTGATCGTGTTGGCGAAGCTGTCCGCAGTCCGAGCCGCGTCGCCCTGGGCGTCCGTCGTGTCGGCGTAAAGCGCGAGGATCCGGGTCAGCACCTTCTGCTGCTGGGTCAACTCCGCGCCAGCGTCCGCGATCCCGTTCTGGTAGGCGAGCTGCTTGAGCCGCGCCTCGTCGAGCAGCACGCCGTACTTCCGCACCGCCTCCGTCTCGCCCACCAGGGCAGACTGGAAGTTGCGGATCACATCGACATCCTGCGCGTTGTTGAAGCTGGCGACATCCACCGCGAGCTTCACCATCTCCGTGCTCAGGTCCGCTGCCGCCTCGCGGCTCAGGCCCATCGGCACGAAGAGATCCTGGAAGCTCGAGGCCGCCGTCACGAGCTCGACCTGGCTCCGACGGACGACGCTGCTCAGGTTCTCGAAGTCCTCCGCGACGCGCACGGCCTCGTCGCCGAAGACCACGCCGAACTTCGCAGCAGCCTCCTCGAACTCCGATGCGGCCTGGATGAACCCGAGCCCGGTGCCGACCGTCCGACGGATGCCCTCGAACGCAGCAGCGACGCCGATGATGCCCGTCGCCAGCTTCGCGATGCTGATCCTGGTCCGGTTGGACTTTCCCTCGAAGTCCTTGAGCTCGCGGCCAGCACGGTCGGCGGCGACCTGGATCTTGACGAACGCCTCGCGGCCCTCGCGCCCAGTCTGATCGAGCTCGCGCTGGGCCTTGTCCAGCGGCCTGGTCGCGTCGTCCTGGACGGTCAGCCTGACCGTGATCTCGTTCGCCTGGATCGCCATGCCTTACCTCTTCTTCGACCTCATCGCCTTGAGCCTCTCCTGCTCTTGGCGCTCGGCCTCGACGCGGTGGATCTCGCCCTCGAAGGTCGAGACGAACTGGAGGAAGGACGGGCTCTGGTTCATCATCCCGCCGTCCTCTGGAAGCACGCCGCGTCGGACCCAGGACAGCGCGTCCAGCGCCATCGAGATCCTCGGCGTCATCTGAGAACGCGGGCAGCGACGCTGCGGGATGTAGCCGATGTAGCGGCCCTCCCCGCAGCGGTCGCACTTGCCGCCACTCTCAGGATCGGTGCCTGAGCCGTCGCACCTCGTGCAGGTGATCGCGTACTGCTCCGCACCCTCGGGACAATCAGCGTCGCAGCCCATTCGGAGCCGGACGCTGCGCTTGTCGCGGTCGAGGAGTTCGGGGTTCGCGGTCATGCCTCCACAAGTCTCCGGGCACCTTGGTAGGTCCTGCTCTGCTAGACCTCGGGCGACGGCTCGGACTTTTCCACTTCGTCGTCCTCGAGCTCGCCGCCACGCACGACAGCGCCCGCGATCTCGAGGATGATCTGCCAGGGGATGCGCTCGAGGAACTCGTCGTCAGCCCTGCCCGATGCGTCCTTCTTGAACGCCACCGGCTTGCCGTCTCCGTCGAGCAGGTTGTCCACGCCGATCAGCGCGGTCTTCACGATGTCGAAGGCCTTGGAGCCGAAGCCCTTGCCCTCGTCGAACAGGCCCATCCGCTCACGCTGCTTGAGGTCGCGGAGCTTGAAGATCGTAGGGTTGTCCGTCTCGCGGTCGGACTCGGCGATGTAGTTCCACTCGCCTCGGGGTGTGATTGCCAGCATGGTTCGTCTCCTTGCAGTCAGGGTAAAGGCGCGACGGAGCCCCATGCCCCGCCGCGCCCTAGGTCATCAGCTCACATGGTAGAGCAGCACCAGCTCGTTGTCCCCGCCGTACACATCGAGCTGCGTACCGCCGCCGGCGACATTGTGGTGGTAGCCGCCGGTCAGGTTGAACGGCAGGTCGTAGGTCGCGATGCCGTCCCGATCACCGTAGCTCTGCCCGGTGAACTGGACGCCAGGCATGAAGAAGGTGAAGCGGTTGCCGTCGCTCGAACCGACAGGCACCCGGAGGCGCGTCGTCGTGCCGTTCTTGAGGTACGACAGCCACGGGATGTCGGCCTCAAGCGTGACCTCCGGGTCCATCGAGCCGGTGCCGGCACGAGCGGTGCCCAGCACCTCCTCAAGCCCGGTCGAAGCCGCAGCGCAGCGACGATCGGACAGCGTGACGCCGAGGTCCAGGGACAGCGCCGTCAGGCAGGGCTCGAGCTCGTCGGCGAGATCGGCAAGGGCCGAGGTCTCGTTGCCGGCGTAGCCGATCGCGCTGCCCTGCCAGATCGGAGGCGAGGCAGGAGCGTCAGCCGACACGCCTGCGATCAGCGCCTGGTCGTCGGTGCTGTTCAGCGAACCCCGGAAGGTGAAGCTCGCCGTCACCGGACGGTTCACCTCGAAGTTGAAGCTGACCGAGCCACGAGCACCGGCGACCGTGATCGCCTGCCCGTCCTCGATGAAGCGCATCGAGAGGCTAGGGAACTCGGTGAACTGCTCCGCCGGAGTCGCGTTGACCGCGAACCCAGCGGCGGAACCCGCCGTCGGCTCGTAGATGATGGTCAGCGTCTCGCCGCCAGTGAAGGCACCACCGCGCACCGGGTAGAACTTGAGAGCGCCGGCAGAAGTCAGGTCTTCCGCGACGACGGCCCTCGAGCCGCTGGTCGCGCCCTCGATCAGGGAGCCCTTGTAGACCGTGCCGCTGGTCAGCGCAGCGGTGAGCTGCTTGACGACATTGGAGACGGGCATGAAGGCGTAGCCCTCGTTGGTCGTCGCGCTCGAGGTCGTAGCCGTAGCGCCAGAGCTCTGCCCGGTCAGCGTCTCGCCACTTCCAATCGTCGTGCCGAGGACTTCGTAGTAGATCTCCGTCGAGCCGTTGTGGGTATCGAAGATCACACGACCAGCGCCAGATCCAGCGGTCGAGGCATCAAGGAGCTCGCCGTGCTGGAAGGGACCGCCAGTGATCGCGCCAATCGCGATGCGACGGGCGGTTGCCACGCGCATCCCGCAGCCCTCGAGCAGTCGGCCCCAGAGAGGGTAGCCGGCGGCAAAGGTGCCCGCGCTCGTGCCGGCGATCTCGGTGGTCAGGGTCAGGCCCGCAGCCTGCTGGCCGGGGCTGCTCTTCACCGGAGTCAGAGACTCGCGGAGAATGTTGCGCTCAACGGCCTCGATGTCGAGGGTCGCAGACGCATCGGTCAGAACGAAGCCGGCGTTCGCCGCCGTGGTCAGTCCAGAGGCGAGGGTGCCGCCGACAGTCTCCTCGACCGCGACGACCTGACGCCGTTTGCTCAAAAGAGGCATGGAGTCCTTCCTAGTTGGTGGGGTTGAGGAAATCGTGCCGATAGGCAACTCGCAGCGAAACCGATCCCACTGCGATGTTCGAGTCGATGATCTCGGGCAGGTCTTCGCCCACGAGGTCGATGTAGACAGCTTGGCCCGAGAGCTGGAAGTCCGCGTTGACCGCAGCCTTGATGTCGGCCAGCAGCCACTGGATCGACTTGCGCCACGCCGTCGAACCAGGGATCACGCGCACCGCTCCGTAGACCGTCACATCCATCACATTCTGGATGCGCTGGCAGGTCAGGTACTTGTCCACGAGATCCTTCTCCGGGACGATCACGATGGCCGGCAGCGAGCGACCGAGCTGGATCTCCTGCCCGCCGAAGACCTCCGCACGACGGACATCGTGGTGGTACGACGGAGTGGCGATCGCCTCCATGTTGGCACGCAGCGCCTCGAGCACATCGTGCTTGATCGGATCGCCGTCGCTCGGGTACGCCATCAGAGCGCCTCCTCGAGCTCGACCTCGATGGACCAGAGCCCGTCAGCCTGCGCCCGCGTCTCGAGGTTCCGGAACCGGACCTTGATCGGCTCCTGCTCACCAGGCGCGAGGTAGGTCATGTAGCGCGTGCCGCCCTGGGCCTTGCCCCAGAGGTACAGCATCTCCTCGCGCTCGCCCCGCGTCGCAGCAGGGATCGAGTAGCTGTGCGTCCCACGGCTCCGGCTGTAGAGCGCCTTGCCTCCGGAGAAGCCGGCCTCGACCGTCGTGCCGACGAACGACGCGAGCTCCTCGACGATCGCGACATCGGGCGGGATGCACCCAGGCCGGAACTCGATGGGCTGCTGGTAGTCAGGCATCAGCGCCCTCCGTTGATAGCAGCCACCGCGTCGTTCACCGCGCTCTTGATCCGACGCTTGCGGTCGGCGTCAACGCGCCCGCTGCGCCAAGTCTCGCGGAACCCGAGGCGATCAGGGATCCGCACCGGACCCTTCGTCAGCCAGAACATCGGCTTGTCGCTGCGCTCGCTCTTGCCCGTGCGGAGGAAGATGCCCATCCCCTTCTTCACGACCTGATCGCCCTTGGCCGAGATCAGAGCGCCGACGCTCTCGTAGCGGACACGACCGCCGGCGGTGTAGTTGCCCGACGCCGGGATCGTGAGGTGCTTCGCTCGCTTCGGGCGGATGACCGCGCCGTACTCCTGGGCGAAGACATAGTTGCGGGTGCGCCCGTCGCCGACGGTGCCCTGGAGCTGGAGCCCGTCGAGCTGCGTGCCGACGACCTTCGAGTTGAGGCTCTGGATCAGCGCACCGCTCCGACGCGACAGGACATCGGTCGGGTTGTATTCGCTCCACGGGCGGCTCATGCGAGCCTCCATGCGCTCCTCGAAGAACTGCCCGTGCTCCTTGAGCGCGACGGCGATCCTAGTACGGAAGCGGCTCGGAGCACGCTTCATCGCGTTCCGAGCCTGAGAGGTGTCGATCTTGAAGTCGAACTTCAACCGCGCCTCGCGTACTGATCCAGGATGGCCCTAACCTCGGACTGGAGGCCGTACTCGCTGCGGAACTCCGTCGAGCCCGCCATCGTCCGCACATCGCCGCCCAGGCTGTCGCGGCGCTGGAACAGGTACTTCGCCTGCATCGCGGCGGCGTGGCTGATCTCCGGGAACCCAGACACGACGGCAGCAGCGTCAGCGCCGAGCCCGCCGGTGTAGGTCACGCGGAAGTAGTTGTTCTTGAAGACCGGGCCGAAGAGCAGCCGAATCCAGCCCCCCCGGCTGTGTACGACATACTCGTCGGTCCCGGTGTCCTGTACATTGGTGAAGTCGGTGTCGGCGTGGTACTTGAGCGACGACACCGCAGTCACCGGCCTCGAGTCGAGCGTCACGACGCGCTCGAAGCGACGGCCCTCGTAGGTCTCGGTGCGCTCCGCGCTGAGGGTGTGGAAGCCGAGGTACTGCGTGCAGCGGTCGCTGACCTCCGCGATCAGCGACGAGATCAGCGTATCCAGCGAGGTGTCCGTCTCGCTGGCGTCGATGAGCTGCTTGACCTCTGCCAGCGTCGTCAGATCGACGGACTGGAGCTTCGTTCCCTCGAGCGCGGGCATCAGACCTCGAGCTCCTCCTCGTCGTCAGCGACCTCGATCGGCAGCGGCGGGAGCTCCTCGACCACGGGCTCCTCGGCCTTCGCCTCAAGGAGATGCTCCGGGACCAGCAGGAACGCCGCCGGGTTCGCCTTGTAGATCGGCGAGTCGGTGGTGCAGATGTAGCCGTAGCTGTAGGTCTGCCCGTCGACGACATGGCAGAAGCCCTTGCGGACGGTGACTTGCTGTGCAGACATAGGGGCCTCCATTCGGTGCTGGTAGGTCATCAGACGATGGTGGTGTCGGCCTGTGTCTCGGTGGAGCGAACCTTGTCGCCCATCTTGAGCCAGGCGCCGGTCATCGAGTGCGCGGTCTTCGTGGTCGAGAAGTCGGCCCGAAGGTAGCGGCCATGCTTGCGACGCTCGACGATCCAGGTCCGGCGGCCAGTCTCACGCCCGCTGGTCGAAATGGTGACTGAGCTGCCGGCCACATCGGACCAGGAGAGCTTGTCGTCGCTCTCTTGGATCTTGACGGTCGTCTCCTTGTCGCCGGTCGCAGAGTAGTAGGTGGCGACGAGGATCAGCGTCTCGTGATCGCCGGCGACGATGCCGTTCGTCTGGAACGGAACCGCGTCGTCCGCGTCCTTGGCGTACTCGGTGCGGATGTCTCCGATGTAGTCGTGGCGAACCATCAGTCCTCTTCCTCAGTCGTGGGCTTCGGCGACGCCTTGCGCTTCGGCTTCGCCTTGATTCCGGGCAGGGTGTCGAGGTCGATGCCCGACGCTTTCACATCGGCTTCGACCTTGGTCGGTGCAGGCTTGCCGGCAGCGGCACGCTGAGCAGCCTCGATGCGCGAGAGCAGGACTCGAGGAGTCTGCGCAATGCTGCTGCACGCGGACAGGCTCTCGACCTTCTTGAGCTTGTGCCACTGGCCCTCGACGAAGGCGCGGAGCTCGGGGTCGGAGAGATCGACGCCCCAGCCAGCCTTGGCCCAGAGCTTCGCCGTCTCGCGTTGGACATTCGGGACATGAAGGGCGTATCCGGCCTTCACGGTGTAGAAGTGGGTTTCAGGCATCGTAGGTCGTCTCCGTTGATGTTGTGGGGCGAGGGCCGGCGAGCTCGAGTCAGAACCCGCCGGCCCCCTCAGTCACGCTCAGACCACCGCGTCGGGGGCCGTGGCGTAGTTGCTGGTGTTGATGCCGTTGGTCAGCACACAGACAGCGGCGAGGTCGACGACACCGGTCGCGACCGCGCCAGCCTTGACGCGGAGGTAACGCTCCGTGCCCTCCAGCTTGACGGCGACGACCTTGGTGCTGTCGTCGTCGGTAGCGGTCACGCCAACAGTGGCACCGGAGACATCGGCAGGCGAGCTCATGCCGCTGACGCTATCGCTCTCGATCTGGAGAGTGTAGGTGCCAGCCGAGTCGCCGACCGCCAGGACGAAGACCGCGTACTGGTAGCCAGCGCAGTCGATGGTGTCGCCAGCGCCAACAGCGCCGACCGCGTAAGCCTCGGGATCGAGGGCTTTCACGAACTTGCTCGAGGAGAATCCGTCAGACATTTCTAGTTCCTCCTAGGGTCACAGAGTGGACAGGTCGATGCCGTTCTCGATGCAGAATGCACCCGGCTGGGTCACGATGACATCCATGTCCATGTAGGCCACGATGTGCGTCTGACGCTTGCTGAGAGCGTCGTCGGCGACATTGGAAGCCTCGACGGACAGGTTGCCCCACTGGCAGAGGATCGCCTTCTCCCAGTTGCCGAAGATGACTTCGCCGGTCGCACCGCCAGAGCCAGAGTCGAGCTGGGTGGAGGTGCGGAAGTTGTAGCCGAGGATCTGCTGCTCGGCAGCGGCAGAGAACACTCGCGAGGCGAGGTTCACATCGGTGCCAGCGTTGTCCACCTGCATCTGACGAAGAGCCCGCATGGCGCGGGGGTGGAGACACCAGCCAAGAGCGCCAGCGCCCTCGAGCCCGTCAGCCTCGGCGACCAGGCCCTCCATCTTGAGGAGGTCGGTGTAGCCAGCGGTGGTGAGCCAGGAACCCGCACCACCGAGGTCATTGACTCCGGTGGTGTTCAGGATGCCGGTCGGCTGACCCGCAGCGCCGGTGCCCTTGAGGATCCACTGGTTCATCGTCAGCGCGATCTCCTCAGCCATGCGGCGACGGATGAACGCCTCAGCGCCGGTGCCCATCGACAGGAAGCGACGGCTGGCCTTGATGTACGACTGCGCGGTGTGCGGAGTCGCGATCAGGGAACCGAACGCCATGTCGGCAGCGGTGTTGGCGGTGTTCTCCGCAACGGGATCGACCGTCGGAGCGGTGGTCTCGGTCGGGATCTCGACCGGGGAACCCATCGCCTGGAGCTCGGTCACACCCAGCTCCATCGCCACGACGCGAGGACGCAGCAGAGGGATGATCTCCTCGTCGAAGACCTGGGTCGGAACCAGGAAGCCACCCGCAGTGTCGGGCGTGGTGCCCATGTCGCGGATCTCCTCCGACATCGCCCACTCCATCGGGGCCTCGCGCTCGTAGGCGTGAGGACCCTTGGCGAGGGCACGGAAGACACGGCCCATGTTGTAGGCCTCGCCGTCGTGAGTCTCCTCAGCGCCGGGGAGATCGTGGGAAGGACGCTGGATGGAATCCATCCGCGCCTCGAACGAGGCCAGGCGCTCGTTCATCACCTTCTGGGCCTCGTCCACGCTGGACAGGCCACGCTGCACGGCGTTCGAGAGAGCCTCCTCGAGGGTCTTCTCGAACTCCGCACGCTTCTCGCTGTGGTCAGACATTGAAGTCCTTGGGGTTTGAGTGTCGGAAGCCTCAGAAGGCTTCCAGGTAAAGGTCAAACAGGTCGGGCTGCTCGTTGCGGGCAACGATGCCCGTGTCCTCCTCGCCCATAGAAAGAGAAAGACCCTCGAGCTGCGCGATGCGCTTCTCGAGGTGCGCGTTGATGAGCTCGAGCCGCTCGATCGCATCGACCAGGCGCTCGTGCTCGACGGAGGTGGAGGCCGACTCCCCCTGGTCGCCGGCCTCCGATCTCTCCGACTCAGCAGCATCTTCAACGATGCTGCCGTGCTGCTCCGGCTCGGCGTCGATGCCCGACCAGAACTGGCGGGCCTCGATCTGCTGGCCGAGGTACTCGTGGCGGAACTCGGCGACGAGCTCGCGGTCGTAGCGACCCTCCTCGATGGCCGAGCGCAGGAACGCCTCGACACCATCGGCGTCAGCCGCACGCATCTTCACCGCGTCGGGGTCCATGCCCACCGGCACCGCGCTGAACTCGACAAGCTGGGCCTTCTCGATGATCGAGCTAAACTCGTTCACATTCGCGATGCTCTTCATCTCGCGATCCGTCGGCTTGCGGGCCTGAAGCACATTGAAGCCGACAGAGCCGCCCGGCATGAAGCCGTGCTCCACCATGTCGTGGATCATGTCGTTGAACTCCGACAGACCCTCGGGAGTGAACTCGGCGTCGCCGGCGAGCACTCGACCGTAGGGCATTGAGTCCTTCTTGACCTTGTTCATACGGCCCAGAGGCGGACGGTTCTCGGCGACATTGTGGCCGAACAGGAACGGCTGCTGGCGCTTCTTGAAGTCGTCGAGGTCCCAGCCGTTGACCTTCACCACATCGCGGAAGAAGCCCACCGCGTTCTCGGTGCTCATCACATAGCGGAAGGTGCGCTCGCCCTTCGCCTCGGGCTTGTCCTTCATCGCTCGGCGATGCGTGATGCCCTCGCCGACCCGCATCTTGCGGAAGTCTTCCGGGTCGATGTTCAGCGACCGCAGGTCGTCGAGCGTAAGCTCGCCGGCCTCCAGCTTCGTCTTGGCTTCTTGGAACTTGCTCATCACTCAGGCTTGGCGTACTCCGCCGCGAAGAAGCGGCAGCGACAGTTGACGACCTCAGCAGCGTTCGCCGCCTGCGGGTCTTGAGGGAAGCGGAGGCCGTTGGAGAAGGTCGAGCCCATCTCGATGATGTCCCCGTCGAGCGCGATGTGCGACGGGCGCACCGCCTCGTCCTTGGCCGAGCTCCAGCGGATCTTCGTGACGCCGCTCCGCTGGTACTGGCTGAACCGCGCCGTGTTCGACGCGATCCCCGTCTCCGTCTGCACGATCGTCGCGGCCCGAGCTTCCTTGGTCCCGAAGACCTGGCGGAGCTCGTCGGTCAGCGCCGGCAGCTCGTCCTTCACCAGCTCGCGCAGGCTCTTCGCCGCGTCGGCACCGGAGAGGCCCTTGGTCAGGACATTCTTCACCCGGTTCGACAGCCTCGAGGTCACGCCCTCGACGAGCCGCGTCTTCTGCGAGGTCAGCGCCTCGATGACGCTGGCGTCGCTCATCGTGAGCAGGCTGCCTCCGACTTCGCCGTGCGCCTCGGCGATGGCCTGAGCCCAGACCTCGCGGAGAGCGGTGCGGACCTCGCGCTCGAGCGCGGCAGCCCAGACCGAGTTCTCAAGGAGCAGCGCGTCGAATGCCTCGTCGCTGATGCCCTCCGGATCGAAGACCTCATCGACGACATCCCGCAGGTGTTCGGCGACCGTCGCCCGGCCACCGTTGGCGACCTTGCGGAGATGCGCGAGCTGCGCCGTCTCGTACCGCTCGAACCAGCGGGCGACGCGCTTCTGGAACGGCTCGAGCAGCGCCTCGATCGCCGGCGAGAACTCTCGACGCTCGGCAGCCTCGCCGCAGCGGCAGGACTTCTCGCACATGTCGATAGCCACCGCGACGACCTGATCGTTCTGCCACTCAGGGTTCTCGTCCGCGATCTCGCTGATCTTGCGGTCGAGGCAGTCCCGACGCGACTCGCCGGACTGGCGGCACGGAGGGCTGCGGACCTGCTCCGGCTCCGGATCGCCGTCGTCCTCGGCGCGGAAGGCGTCCACGATCTCGGCTGCTCGAGCGACCGCCTCGGCGGGGGCCATGCTGCCGGCAACGACATCGGACAGCAGCGCCTTCGCTCGAGCACGGTCCAGCGGGAAGCTGGCGACGATGATCTCCTCGGCGCTCGACTTCGGGATCTCGCCCGTTGCCACCGCGATCACGATGTCCTTGAGCGCCGTGACCTGGGCACCGTTGAGCGACTCCATCGGGGCCGCAGCCTCTTCGCCCGCTTCCTCCTCGCGGAGTTCGGTGAGGCTCGAGATGACCCACTTCCGGTCGCCCTCCTCGAAGGGATCGACCTCGACGCCGAGACGGTTGAGCATCTCGTTCGCCGTGATCCCGACGCCCTGGGCCGCGATCTCCGAGGCGAGCTTGAGCTTGTCGCTCACATCGTCCTGGAGCACCTCGACCTGCCCGCTGTCGAACACCGGCACCAGCTCGCTGACGCCAGGCAGCAGGCGCTCGAGGCGCGGCAGCAGCTTGTATTCGATCACATCCGCCGTCATCTCCGCGAGCGACAGGATCCCGTTCGGACCCGTCCACATCTCGCGGTGAGCGGTCTGGACATTGTTGTAGGTCGCAGCGTCGTAGATCCCGACCACCGGACCAGGCACGCCGAGCGCGGACAGGATCGAGTCCCGGAGCCACGCGCTCAGGTTCTCGTAGGCCATGTCCGACGGCTTGACCGGGTTCGGCATGAACTTAGCCCCACGGTCCAGGACCTTGATCCGGCGAGCGTTCTCGGCGTTGCCGAACTCGTCCTCAGCCGCAGCCTGCCGGCGCTCGAGCTCGTCGATCCCGAGCTTCTCCTCGAAGATCAGGAAGCCACCGGGATCGCCGTTGTTCCGCACCGCCCCGTCCATGTAGCGGAACGCCTGGAAGTAGAGATCGACCTCCCGCATCACCGCCCGGACATCGCCGAGGCCGCGCACGAGGTTGTAGGGGTCGTAGTCCCGGAACTGGATGACCGCAGCCTCGGGCCAGGTCAGGCTCTCCCCGCCGCGCTTGACGCTGTAGCGGAAGGCCACCGGCCAGCCGGACTTGCCGACCCGGTGCTCCACGAGCTCGCCGCGCACCGGGATGATCTGGGCCGGCATCTCGAGGAGCTGCTGGCTCGCCTCGTCGACGCGCACCGGCAAACCCTGCTCGTTCGCCAGGAAACAGAAGGACTCGCCGTCCAGCTTGTAGCTCGTCGCGTGCGACTGCCAGAGCTCCCCGCCCGCCCTGTGG